ACCCGCGCCGTTACGGCCGATTAAGCCGATTTTCTCGCCGCTGTCGAGTTGGAAGGAAGTTTTGTCGAGCAGGGCGACATGGCCGACGGCAAAGGAAGCGTTTTCTACGGATAAGATGTTCATAAGGAAATAGGGAAAAATAAAATCAAGTCGTGTATTTTAACTGATTTTAAAAAGCTCTGTGATAGGTACGAAGAGAGATGGATAGAACTAAAGAATATTGAGAAACTTGAATCAATCGATATAATTTAACATAATATACATTATGTGAACTAGCGTTTTCGTNTCAATAACGGAAACACACGCCCGAAGTACCAGACTGAAAGCCTTAAAAAAAATCAGGCGGACGGGTCGCTACGGAAATTTTTATTTAAACAGGAAATTGCATAATAGAACATTATGTGAACTAGCGTTTTCGTCTGAAAAAGTGTTTTCGCTCTACCCACGGTGGAGGATAACGTCTAACTTTTTCGTTTGGTCGCCATAATACGATTTTGGCGGCGTCCTTGTTCTGTTTGGTCAGTCGCGTCGTATCTAGCATTTTGATAAGTGTCAGTGCGTCAATGCCGATTTGTTCGGCAATGTCCTCAATGAAACGAATCGGCAGTCGCAGACGGTCGCGTCGGTATTGGCTGATTCGGGTCGGCTCTACCTGCCAGCGTTGCGATAAAGCATAGTCAGACAGGATAAAAAGCCTGTCTTTGATTTGGTCGATGAGTTCAGATTGTGTTGCCATGATAAGCCCCTTTCCGGGGCTTATTTTAATTCAATGAGCAAACGCTCTCTATTTGAGCGTTTGCTCCTTATTTTGTAGGTTTATTTCTTCGAGTTTGTCAGGTTCGATAAATTCGAGTTCTCCTAGATTTTTTCCTGAGAAAGAACAAAACCTGTATTTTGCGTGTGTGGAGATTATGTCTTCATAGCATTTTTGATTTGATTGTTGTCCATATCCGTATCCGTATAGCCAGCTTATTCCAAGACAGACGGCGAAAAGGATGATTTTCCCGATTATTTTAAATGTCTTAAGCATTTTTTATTGGTGTGCGTTTTTGTCATCGTCAATTAAATAGAAACCAAATTCGTCAATATCAACTCTGCTGGCAACTTCGTCTATTAGATAGTTCACAATGTCAACTTCTTTTATTGGTCTTTGTGATTTTATAAGGAGTTCGATTGCTTTTTCTCTTAGTGCCTCTCCTCGTTTTTCATTTATGCCTATGCTTTTAATTAATTTTCTCATGTTTTCAGTTCCTTATAAAAATATATAATTATACGGGATTGTTTTTATAAAATTATGTTATTATAATTGTGCAAAAGTTTTATAAGTTTATAAAATTATGGAAACGGTCAATCAAGCCTTAAAACATCCCCCCACTAGTAACACGGGGGGACTGCCGAAAAGCGAAGCATTTGAACATTTCGTGGTTGTTAAAGGGCAACTGAAAGAAGTCCTTTTGAAACGCGGTAAATCAACTGCTGCATTTATTGACACTTTGACAGTTGTCATGCCTGAAAGCGTTTTTGTACGTCCTGATCAACTCGGAACGGAAGAAGAAGTAGCTGCCAATGCTTCGGCTGTTGTTCAAGAAATTTTCGGTTTTGGTTTTCTGAAACAGAATTCGGGCGGTCGTAATGGCTATAAGACGTCCTATCACATGGGAACGGATATTGAGAACTACGGCTTTTTTGCGCTCGGTGGTAAACGTCAAAATGAAACGGTTTGCTTTAACTTGACGGGTGTAGGTTTGACGGCTGCTTTCGATGGTTGGGAAACGCGCCTTTATGAATTTATTAAAAACGATGCTCCTACCGCAAAAATAACCCGCGTTGATTTGGCGCATGATTTTTTGGAAGGTCAGTATAACCCCGAAATGGCTCTTAAAGACTGGGAAAACGGCGGGTATACATCAAGGCATACAAAACCTATTGCAGAATGTGTCGGCGGGGACTGGCTTCATTATCTTGGCACGGGCAAGACTCTGTATATCGGCAGCCGTAAAAATTCCAGTCGGTTTGTGCGTGTTTATGAAAAAGGTAAACAGCTTGGCGATTCTGAAAGCCTTTGGGTTCGTGTTGAGCTTGAACTTCATAATCGGGACATTGTGATTCCACATGAAATCCTGATAGACGCCGGTCAGTATTTGACTGGTGCATTTCCCGTCTTTGAAAGACTTTTTTCAGATTATCAGGAAGCTCCCGCTAAAGTTGAGCGGGTAAAAAAGCAGCAAGACGTATCGGCAGAACATTGCGTTAAGTATGGGGCTATTCAGGTTTCAGGCGTGGTTAATTTGCTTGAGCGTATGGGGCTTGACGCTGAAGCGATTGTAGAAGTTTTGAAAGACGGTAAAAAAAAAATGCCCCGCCGTCTGAATCCTGCGGCGTTTGACTGTGCAACGGAAAGTCTGACTTATATTCATGAATTTAATCGTGTTCCGCGAGATGTTTATTCAGTATTGGATATGACGTTTGGCAGTGAACGAAGTGTTATCAAGCATAGAACATATGACGAGTATTTGAATGAATGTCAAAAACGTAAGATTAATGAACAGTTTGGAAATTTCGGGCGTGATTTTGAGTCGGAAGACGATTATTTAGCCTATATGTGGCGTAAACACCATACGCCGAATTTTAACTTAAGGAAATGAAATGAAAGCAATTTTAAGAAAAGTAACTTGGAATAAAGGTCAGACGGATAACGGTGTGATTTTTGACTATACGCGCGTTTTTATTGAACGCCCTATTTCTGACAGTTCGGCTAATGAATTTGGTTTTGATTTGATCCAGTGTGAATACGGCGATGAAGCCAAAAAAGCGGAATTGGAACATTTGCGTGGCAAGCTCCCTGTGGAGGTCGATATTGAACTTATGCCTGAGATTAAAGGTAAACGGGTGCTTCAGAAAGTTTATTCTATGAAGGTCGTCGGTCAGAATTCATCTGCTACGAAAGCATGATTTTTAGGGCTTTCCGTTTGCCCTTTGAAAACGGTACTCACTTTTTAAAAAAAAGGAAATTTTATGAAAATCTTAAATTTTAAAAAAGCGGGCGTTGCTGCCCTGTTGGCTACTGGTTCGGCTGTTGCTGCTGCTGACGGCATTGCCGATGTCGGTACGCAGATTGTAACTCAGGTAAATGCCGTTGCTCCTGTTGTAACCTCTGTAGGTGTCGCGTTGCTCGCCGTCTATGTATTGATGAAAGCGTTCCGTCTCGTCGCGTCATTCGTTGGCGGTCGTTAATTGATTGGGGGCTGTATGGGCTATCGCGTGGGTTTTCAGTGCTTTGGCAATATCGAAACTGCAAATGACTATGTATTGTCTCAAACAGCCCCCGTTATAACGGCAGACGGAAAGATTATAGCTCCTGAAAAGGTGGGGAAAGAATGGTTTTTGAATGGCGAAAAAGTATTGCTTTCTTTTCCTGAATGTTCGGCGGTTAGACAATTTGCCGATGGAGCATTAATCGGTGGGTCTTTTGTCATGATTTTTGTTTTGATGTTTGCGTTTAGATTGGTGGCGAAATTTGTAAGTGGTATGGGGGTTTCAGATGCTGGTTGATTTCCCTTTTTTGCTTGGTTTTTTTGCTGTGGTCTCTTTGATTTATTTGTTTAAGGGGTAGATATGAAAAAAAATAGTTTGGCGGTCGCTTTATCGGTGGTCGCTTTTTTTGTGCCTGTTGCAGCGTATGCTGATGAAGTAACCGATTTAAAGCCCGGTGAAAGTGCTACTGGTTTTATAAATCCTGCTTATGGCTTCGACCAAAGAACCGAGCTTTGGGATAAAAAAGAATTGGTTATTAGGCATAACGGTGTTTTAAAAAAATTGAACGTTACTAAATATATTTGTGTTCCAACTTGTTATTATAAGATTGAATATGTTGGAAATATTGAGCCTAAACAACAGATTAACTATTACGATATGAATCAGCTTTTAAGACCTGATTCATCTGATAAAAATGTACATGATTCCGAAGTTGAAAAAAAGGCTAAAGAAATGGGGGTCGAAAAGGAACGCTTAAAAAAGGCGTTGGCTGATAAAAATGAAATGGCACGGTTGATCCGTGAAATTGAAGTAAAACGTGCTGAACAGAAAAAAAAGGAAAAGGAAGAAAAAGAAAAACAAGGTAAAGGCGGTGGTGGTGGCGGTGGCTCG